AATTACGATAACCAAGTAGCAGCACCTATGGCTGGTAATCCTGTACCACAAATGGAAATGCCAACACCATTACTAGCGCCTACTGCACGTCCTTCAGAACCTATTACTGCTGGTATTGACCGTGGTCCTGGACCTGGCTCTAATGCAATTGGAGCATTACCTAATACGGCTTATACAATTACAGATGTATTTAGAAATTTAATTGCTTATGACCCATCAGGTGATGCTGAGTTAGTCTATAGACAATTAGTTGACGAAGGATACTAATGTCCGTAAAAGTTAATTTTATAGTAGCAAAGACTAATCCTAATCTTTATGCTGCTGCTAAGGCTGCTAACTTGCCACAAGACCAAGTATCTCAGTTAGAACAATTTTCTTGGACAGTTGATAAAAATAAAAAACTTAATCAATTATCTGCCGATGCTGCTAGGAAAGAATACAACGAGTTAGACCCAGAGATTCAAGAAAAACTTAAGTATCTATACCCTAAAGCAAATTATATGCAAGCACCACCTGATGCTAGCGACTATGCACTAGGTGCATTAAAGACTGTTGGTAAAATAGTAGCCTCTCCATTAATTGGTATATACAAGGCTGCTGGTGTATATAACAGAGTAATTAACACACCTTACTTGGTAGCACGTCAGGCTGCTCAAGGTGAAGGTTTGTTTTCTATGCAAACTTGGACAGATGCTTGGGATGGTCGCAGAATATTTGACCACGGTGCATTGGCTGAAACTATTAACTATTTTGGTAATGAAAAAGTAGAGGTTGCAAAAGGATTTTTAGCAGGTAAAACACCAGGAGAAATTATTGCTGCATCTGGTGGCACAGTAAATCAAAAATTATTAAATGCTTTAGAAGAGTCACTTAACAATCCAGATGAGTTTAAGCAAGTAATGGATGGTGTTAAGTATGCACAGGTATCTCCAGGTAGAGATTTAGCCCGTTCATTCTTTAGTAAGAATCCAAATAGCAGTACTGCTACTGGAGATTATATTGATGGTAAGACTAAAGATATATCAGGTAGAATAGATTTCTTTTATCAGTTAGCAATTGACCCACTTACTTGGTTTACTGGTGGTTTATCATCTGCAGCCCGTGCTGGTACTAGAGCAGCACAGACAATACAAAAGTTTCCAAATGCCACTGGCGTTAAGATGGTGTTTGATGATGAAAAAAATGGTGTTCGTAAACTGTGGGATGACCAACTTGGTCCTAAAGTAGCAGACCTTATAGATGCTAAAAAAGCAGGAGATAGGGTAGCAGCCAAAACAATTACTGATGATATTAAATTAAATCATCCTGCATATAATAATGATTCAGCAATTAAAATGCTGGAAGATAATAATATTACTAGTGCTAAATCTGCGTTAGATTATTTTTCACAAGCAGAAAAACTACCATACTTTATGGGTGGTCGTATTGATGGTATTCAATACTCCCGTAATGGTATTGCTACTGCAAATACACATAGAAAATTAGCAATAGGTGTTTCTAAATTTACAGAAAAATTTATTAACCCTAGAGTTTTTGGTAGTGCTGAAGAAGCACTTAAAGCAACTGATGATGCTTGGGATTCTTTACTTAAACAATCTCCAGAAAATGCAGCCATTGCCCCAGAAGCAACTGACCTAAAGAAATTTCATGATAGTTTAACATTAAAACAAAAAATTCAAGTTGGTATAACCCGTCAACTTACTCGTTCACCACAAAATGCTGTAATAAAATTGGGAGCAGATGCAGTAGAAACTGCTGATGCGTTTAGATTAACCGCAAGACAGGTTATGCCTAAAGACATGGCCGAGTTTATGACTCAAAAATTTATTACATCTACACAAAATGACCAGATTTCTATAATGAAAGCAATTGATTACGCAATCATTGAGCGTTATGGCATTACTGGTGTACCTGGTGGTAAAGATTTAGCAATGGAAATTATAAATACCAAGTATGGTATATCCAATGCAATGGATGAGATTGCAGAATTACCAGTTCGTCCAGATGTAGCGCAAATTTTATCTAAAGATACAATAGTTTATCGTGATGGTGTGGCTTATAAGAAAACTGGAAGCGTTATTCAACCATTCCAAGAAACAAATGCAGTTGCTGCCCTTGATTATTTTATGTTGAGCGAGTATGCTTTCCAAGCAAAAAGAAAAAAGAACTTTTTATTGGGCATACAGGGTTCAACCTCATCTAAACTTGCAACTGAATTGGTAAATGGTTGGTCTTTGTTTACTCTTTTCCCACGTTTAGGTATACGAAGTGCTATTGACGAAGCAATGATGTATATCCTTACTGCACCTGCTAAGAATATAATGGATGTTTTTGTTCCTGGATTTTTAAAAGGCGGTGTAGGTCTTGGTAGAAAAGGAAGCGTAGCCTCAAATATTGCTTCATCATATTCTGGTTCTAAATCTGGAGAAAAATTACGTCAAGGTTTTGCTCGTAAACTTGGACTTAAGAATCCAGCAGAGGCTTTAGATATTCAGACTAGAGAAAATGCACTTATTAAATATGCTAAAGAAAAAGGACTTGCAGATACTGGCGAGTTAACTTCAAGCCAACGTAAATATGCACAAGCCCTTGCTGCTACAGATATCTACAATAGTAGGCTAATGGGTAAACTAGACCCAGATGAAAAAGATTATTTAGTTCAAGCCCTTGCTTTAAACTCACAATACTTAGGTGCAGCAACTCGTTCTATTACCAGCGCTGCCAACATTACTGGCAAGCAAGCCCCAGAAGTTGCTGAAGAGTTTTTAGATATGAATCAATTTGACCGTTTGCTTAAATCCCTTCAAGAAAACTTTAAGGTTCAGGGTGCAGCAAAAGGTAAAGATGTTGATGTTGGAAAGTTAGTAAGAGATGGCGTTCTTAATGGTATGGGCGTTGGAGTTATACACTTTGAAAACTTTGTAAAACGTTTTTATGGAAACCGTAAAAATATTTACGGTGACCTACAAACCTATAACTTTAATCCAGCCACAGTATTTTTAAACAATAATGCTCTAAGAGATACTAATGACTGGAATCGTGCTAGAAATCAATTGCTAGCCAAGGTAGGCGTTGAACGCAATGTAGAGGGAGTCTTTGATGACGTTACTCAACAGACAATGGATGAACTACAAGGTAAGTTTTTATATAGCATAAGAGATAAAAAGGCTTTAGATAGTTTTTTGCAAAGCAGAGGTTATACAAATACAAGACGCTCAGAGGGCGTAGATGATATTGATATTGCTCGTGACTTAGTAGAACAAATCTTAGCCGATACTTATAGGTATTTCCATGGAGATTCTCAAAAGTACAATCAAGCATTAATGGATGCTATTAAATCAAAGCATAGTCAAATTGTAAAAGACTCTCCAGACTTTGTTCCTGGTGCTTGGCGAGAAGCAGCAAAGGGTGTAACTTATGATGAGTTTACTGAGTTAACTAAAGGATTCCAACCATCTGGAAAGATGTATACCTCTCTTGAAATAGAGGGATTAGATGACTTTGGTAATCTTTATACACGCTTTGGTAATAAAGCAATGGAAGTTATGGACCGTCAGGTTACTGGAATTATACGTCAGCCTGCAACTATGGTTACTTATCTAAGACTTCGTAAGTTTTATGCACAATCAGAAAAACAATACACTGATGATTTAGTTAAACAAATAGAAGCAGAAGCAATTGAAAGTGGAAAAAGTTTTAATAGAGCAGACGCCTATCAGATTGCTGAAGCACAAGCACAAAAGTATTTCTCTGAGGTATCTATACAACAGGCTGCAGATGAAGTATTAAAGTTTGTTGATAACCCAACCATTCGTTCTAATTTTGCAGTATCAGCCCGAAACGTAGGTAGATACTATCGTGCTACTGAAGATTTTTGGAGACGTATCTATCGTCTTAAAGATGTATCACCACGAGTTTTATATCGTACTAGATTGGCGCACCTAGGCTTAGATGCTTCTGGTGGTGTGTATGAAGACCAAAATGGTGACCCATACATAATGATGCCAATGGATGATATTATATTCAAGACAGTAGATAACGTTGTTCGCACACTAACACCTGGTGAAGCAGGATTTGGTCAACCAATATTTAATGACTTTACTATGAAGTTAAAATTGGCTAACCCATCCTTTACTCCAGATGCAGGTTTACCTACACTATCTGGACCAATTGGCGCACTAAGCGTTCTTGCTATGAAGAATGTACTTGGTCAAGTTGGTGGAACTGCTGGAGTGAAAGCAGGAGAAGAGTTAGATAACTATGCGCTAGGTAGTATTGGCGATAACATTGATATTGTAAGAGCAATTGTGCCTTCATCTTTAATGAAGTTATATGCAATACTTCCACAAAATGAGAAGAGTAGACAAGAAGCCACAGCAGCAATGCAGGCTATTGCATACAATGCATCTCAAGGATATATGCTAGACCCTAGTGCTACTGACCAAGAGAAGTTTACATACTTAAAGAACATTCGTTTATCAGCCCATAATATTGTGGTTATGCGTTCTATCTTAGGATTGATATCTCCAGTAGCCCCATCTATGCAAGAGTCAATAGATGTACCTAGTTACTTAAAAGAGGTAGGAATAACTGGATTACGTCCAGAGTTCTTTGATATATTAAATGCAGTTACTGAAAAATATAAGGGTGATATCCAAGACCCATATGAGTTAGCAGTGGCTACATTTATTGGCAAGAACCCAGGTAAATTAATTTATACAGTATCTCGTGATGATAAAAAAACTAATGTTATTATTAACAAAACTAAAGAATTAAAAAACTGGGCTATAGATAATAATGATAGTATTAAAACCTACGGTGAAGCAGCATTTATATTTGCACCAAACACTGGTGACTTTGATGTTAGTACCTATGCGTGGCTAGAGGGTGCTGGGTTACTAGGTAATAAAGATTTAGAAACCTACTATAGAGATGTTTTAGTGTCTAGAGATAAGCAGGCTTACTACGATATAGCCAAAGATGAAAAGGCTTTCCTTGCTACATCTGGTGATACCATGTTGCGTAAGGCTATGATTGCAAACTCTACTAGAAAGCGTAATGCATTAAAGGCTAGCAACCCATTGTTAGAGGCAGCCCTTACGGGTGGGGGCAATGAAGTTGGTAGCGAATTAGCAATGCTAACTAGCGTAGAGCAAATTTTAATAGACAATAAAATTACCGTAGATGCTGGTACTAAACAAAGAATGGCTATGGTAACTTCAAGATTAAGACAATTTGTTTCCCTTGCCAACGACCCATCAAAGAGAGAACTATCTAACTTTTCTCAAATTAAAAGAGAAATGAAAGAAGATATTAAGGCTTTGATTGATGACTTACAGACTGGAGACCCAATTTTGAAAGAAGCAAACAGGGCTGTATTCAGGGCTATCCTTGATTTCTACTCCCGTGATACTTACACAGCAAGGGAGAGATTCTAATGTCAATGAGTGGTTTCGGGTTTTCAAAACCTCCTAAAAAAACTAATACACAAATAATACAAGAGCAAATAGATAAACTTAATAAAAAACTTACTGCCTTTAATGGTCCTGATGCAAGAGTTAAAAAATATGCTGTAGGTAGTTCTGAATATAATACAGCAGTAGCCGAGGCTAAAAAATTAAGAGATGATATTGGTGACCTTAATAGAAGATTGGCTGCATCTAAAAGGATTACAGTCCAAGAGGCTTTGCAAAAAGCAAGGGATTCTGGCAATAGCGATGAAGTAAGTAGAAGAACAGAAGAACTTGCTGCAATAAATGCAATTGAGAATAATCCTGGTGACCCTAAAATTCTTGGACCTCAATTTGTAGAGGGCGATGATTTAGGTAATGCTATCAGAGAAGCAGGATTAATTGTAGATACTGACCCTGATAGTGGTAAAAGTGTAATTAGGTCTAATTCACAATCTTGGAAAAATGCTAATCAAGAACATCTTTTTTGGGTAGGTAAAAATAAAGAATACCAAACTGGTGCTGGGGTAACTACCGATGTGCAAGTTTCTGCTGGTTACAATGAACTAGAACAAAAAATTCTTAAAGATGCACAAAGACAACCTGGTGGGATACAGGCTTTATTTGACAGAATGTTTAAAGCAGGATTAATTTCAAGAGAAACTTACAATTCAAAATCAACAACAAATAATGATTTTACTTCTAACTTATTGTATGCATTACGTGAGTTTAGTAAGAAGACAGTTCGTGATTATGAACTTACTGGTGTTAAAAACCCAATGTCATTTGATGAATATCTTGACAAGGAGTTTACTCCAGAAGGTCCAAGGGTAAGTTATGATTCAGTAACTACCACTCGTGATACTGCAGCATCTGACTTAGATAGATTTTTTATGCAGTATCTTGGCAACGGTGCTAGTAAACAACAACACGATGAGTATTATAAACAACTAAGAGCCTTAGAAAAGAAGGCTATTGTAACTAGAACATCAACTGGAACTAGCCAAAATACTGCTGGTGAGTTTATTGATGACTTAGATAAAGCAGAGTTAATGCGTAAGGTTGCTGGTAAAGCCCTTGAAGGTACTGATATTGATACCGTATTAAAAGGTGGTGCTGGCGCAGCCCAGGCTGTTAACGAGGTAATATCCTATGCTCGTTCATATGGTGTAAATATTAATAACAAGGATGCTTTAAATTATGTAGCCAATGAATTAAAACTAGGGCAAGGTGATTTAAAGAAAGTCAACGCAAAGATATTGGCTATATCAAAGGCTACCTATAGTAATTTATCTGATGTACTTACAGAAGATGTTAACTTAAAAGAACTATCTAGTAATTACATTTACAATATGGGAAGAATATTAGAGATAAACCCAGATTCAATTGATGCATTAGACCCAACAATTCAAACAGCACTTAAGAACAATGGAAACAAGGGAACAATGAACTTAACTGATTTTGATAGAATGTTACGTAATGACCCACGTTGGGCTAAGACAACTAACGCTAGAGAAGAAGCATCTAAGTATGCTTTAGAGGTCCTTAAGGACTTCGGATTGATGGCATAATGGCACCCAAGAAACCAGCAGCCCCTAAGATTCCAGCAGTTATTGCTAAACCTTCAGCCCCTGCAACAAAGTCATCAGGTGGTTTTGGCGGTGCAGGCTTTGCTAATTTATCTAAAGCAGCGACTAAATTTGCGGCCAAACCTGCAAGCCAACCAAAGGTTGGAAAAAAAACTGGACCTACAAATAAATTTATTCCTGGGGATACACCACCAAAAGTAGTTACTGATGTAGTTACAGAAGAAGAAGAAGTTAAAACTGGTGGTGAAGATGCAGGTCTTGCCTATGCGAAAATGCAAGATGAGAAAGCAAGAAAAGATGCTTTCGAAATACTTAAGGATGTATTTACTTCCTATGGTTTAGATACTCTAGCCAGTGAAATTGAAAGTTATATGAAAGAAGGCATTGGAACTGGAGAAGCCACTCTTAGATTAAAAAAATCTCAACCATATAAAGATAGATTTAAGGGTAATGAACTACGTCTTGCTGCAGGTAGAAATGTTATTAACGAAGCAGAGTATTTAGACTTAGAAAATAGTTATTCACAAACTTTAAAAGCATATGGTTTGCAAGATTACTTTGGAGTAGGTGTAACTCCTACCCAGCGTTTAGCCCGTCAACAAGCAATGGCAGAAGTAATTGGTGCTGATATATCTGCTGTTGAATTTAAAGACAGAGTATCTACCTCAGTAGATAGAGTTAAAATGGCTGACCCAGGAACAAAGAAAGCCTTTCAAGATTTCTATGGAATTGGCGAAGTAGACCTAGTTAAGTATTTCTTAAATCCAACTCAAACATTAGTTACTCTTAAAGAAAAGGCAACTGCTGCCGAAATTGGTGGTGCTGCAATTGGACAAAACCTAACAGCAACTATGGCAAGCGCTGAAGAGTTGGCTAGATTTGGTATCAATAGAGAACAGGCACAGGCTGGTTACTCAACCATTGCACAAGAGTTACCTACTGCTGCTAAGTTAGGTCAAATTTATAATGAAGAAGGAATTACATACGGACAGGCTGAGGCAGAGCAAGCAACCTTTAAAGGACTAGCATCTGCTAAGCGAAAGAAAGAAAGATTAATAGAAAAAGAAACAGCATCATTCCAAGGTTCATCAGGAGTAGGTGCAGCAGGATTATCAACTACATATTTACGTAGAGGTTCCGCAGCAGGTCAGTTCTAAATAGATTCCCCACACGGATAGACCAGCCCCGTGGGGTGTATAAGTCTGGTAGCAAGAGCCAACCAATTTCCCCGAATTGACTTGTGGCTTGCGACTAATCAACGAATAGAAGGGTGGGTTGCTATGAGCAACAACTACTGGGAAGACGAAGACGAAGACCAAGATAACGATACACCTCTGCAAGGTGATGACTTAGTTAAAAGACTAAGAAAAGCCAAACGTGCAGATGAGAAACGTATCAAGGAACTTACTGAGCAACTTGAGGGATTGTCCAAGGTGCAGCGTGAGAGAGTCGTCAAGGAAGTCCTAGAAAAGAAGGGCGTTAATTTAAAGGCACAACGCTTAATTATGAAAGACTTAGAAGACATTAGTGAAGAGTCAGTTAATACCTGGCTTGACGAAAATGCTGATTTGTTTGGATTAAAAATTGCGGAGCCTGTGAATCCTGAAGAACAAAATAATCGAGCAGCCTTAAGGCAGCAAGATATTGTTACTCAGAATTCATTAACCCCTGAACGTGCGGATGATTTAGAAACAAAAATATCAAATGCACAATCTGCAGATGAGATTCTTGCCATCCTCCGTGCACAATAATAATTAATCCATAGTAATTCTAATCACCTTGGAGGTGACAAATGCCTAATGCCTATACAGGTACAGGTTCGTCCACACTTGGAGGAACCGCTGGTAGTGCAGGTCTTGTCCAACAAGCATATGACCGCTTATTGGAGTTTGCTCTCCGTTCTGAACCACTAATTCGTTCAGTCGCAGATAAAACACCTGCCCGTCAATCAATCCCAGGTTCAACCGTAGTTCTACAGAAGTACGTTGACTTGGCGAAAAACACTACTGCTCTATCAGAAACAACTGACCCAGATGCAGTAGCACTATCTACACCAACTCAAGTTTCTATTACTCTTAATGAGTATGGTAACTCAGTGTTGGTAACACGTGCGTTGGAACTATTCAGCCTTGCTGATGTAGACCCAGCAATCGCAAACATTATCGCTTTCAACCTAGCAGATTCTATTGATGAAGTAGCAATGACAACATTGCGTGGCGGAACCAATGTTATCTATGGTGGAACTCGTACATCAACTGCAACTCTTACAGCATCAGATACACTTGACTCAGCAGACATCCGTAAGGCTGTTGCTAAGTTACGTGCTGCTAAGGCTGTTGCACGTAAAGGTTCATTATACTGGACTGGTATTCACCCAGAAGTATCACATGACCTACGTGCAGAGTCCTCTTCAGGACAAGGCTGGTTGCTACCTAACCAATACGGTTCTTCACAAGACCGCATCTGGGCAGGAGAAATCGGTAACTACGAAGGCGCATACTATGTTGAGTCAGCACGTCTGTTCTCATCAAAGTCTGGTGCTGACCAATCAACATTAGCAACAACAGCAGTAACAGTAGCAGGAACAAGCGCAGGATTTACATTCGGCGTTGCTTCCTCTGCAGTAATTGCTAGCCGTGCTGAGGTTGGAGACAAGATTTCAGGAACAGGTATTGCTTCAGGTGCAAAAATCACCGCAATTTCAACATCAGGTTCAACAACAACATTCACTGTAGACACAGCAAACACTGCTGCAGTTACAGCGACAACAGTTGTAACCGTAACTCCTGTAACTCGTGTATTTAACACAATCGTATGTGGACAGCAAGCAATGGCACAAGCCGTTGCCGAAGAGCCACATGTAGTTATCGGACCAGTAGTTGACAAGTTAATGCGTCACCGCCCAATGGGTTGGTACGGCGTACTTGGCTTTGCTCGCTACCGTGAAGAGGCATTGTACAGAATCGAAACAGGTTCATCAATCGCTGCTCTTTAGTAGTAATGGAGGGTGGGGCTTATGCCCCACTCTTCTCTAATAGGAGGACAATATGAGTACATATGTTTTTGAAACACCAATAGTTAGAGAAGGTCCAGCGGGTGGACACCGCTTATTTCATTTTTATAAATTAAATCGTGGTATTAGTATTGTTAAAGATGCTGGTGTATATAAGCAAGTTAGATATTTAGTAGATGAAGATTTAAGAAGTTATCAAGAAGTTTATCTAGGCGGTAATAAACATATAGTTGATGAGACTACTAAGGCAGCGTTAATTGCTGGTGGTGTTGGAGTTACAGAGGCTAATTTTACGGCACAATAGGGGGCAGTATGGAATGCGACCACAAGAGTAAAGTTCTTGATTGGGCATATGAATTAAAAGATGGTCAGATGAATCAGTATGTATCCTTATATGGATGTACTGAGTGTGATGCTACA